TTCCAAAAGGTACAACTGCACAAAGAGGTACAGGGGTAGACGGTAAATTTAGATTTAACACAACCACAAACTCTTTTGAGGGATACTCAAATAGTGCTTGGGGTTCTATCGGTGGTGGTGCAACTGGCGGTGGTACTGATGCAGTATTCTATGAGAATGATCAGGCAGTTACCACAAACTATACAATTACTGCAAGTCAAAATGCCATGGCGGCAGGGGTTATCACTGTAAATAGTGGTGTAACATTAACCGTACCTTCTGGTGCAAGATTGGTGGTAGTATAATGGCAATTACTTTAGACGGAACAAATGGTGTAACCACGCCAGACCTTACAGTAGATACTACTACAATAACGGTAGACCCATCAAATAATCGTGTGGGCATAGGAACTGCAAGCCCATCTAAAACTCTTCATGTATCTCTACCAAGTGGTAGTGGTGCAACAGCAACAACTGGCTCAGTTGCAATTATTGATGGTAATGACAATACAGAATTAAGTATATTAGGTGGTAGTTCATCTGTTCTTGGAATAAACTTTGGTCATAGTGGTGACAATAATGATGGAATTATTAATTATAATACCACTAATGGCAGTGAAACTATGGGTTTCACAGTCAATGCAACTGAACGTATGCAAATCCGTCAAGATGGTAAAATAAGTATTGGTGGAGCTCCATATGCTTCCAGTGCCTTTTCTGCTATAAATTTACCATCACAAGGTATTAATATAATCAACGCCGACACTAATGGTCATTTCAGAGCAATTTATCAATCCGGCGACCAAAATACTTATTTCACAAATGGTTCTGTTCAAGCATATTTGTCTAGTAGCGGCGCTTGGACTAACGCATCAGATATTGCATATAAAAAAGATATTACTGATGCTACTTACGGAATTGATGCTGTCAAAGATATGAAGCCTCGTTTTTACTATATGAAAGACGAATCAATTGAAGATACTACTCGTAACATTGGATTCATTGCACAAGAGTTAGAAACTGTAGTGCCAGAAGTTGTGAGTGGTGATGACGGTTCAAAGGGTGTAAATTATGGACATTTGACAGCGGTATTGACTAAAGCATTACAAGAGGCTATTGCTGAAATCGAAACATTGAAAACTAAAGTTGCAACATTAGAATCTAAAGAGTAATAAATAAATTAAACAGGATAATAACAGATGAGTAAAATTGCACTATCCCCAAATGCGAGTGGTTCTGGAACAGTAACTATTACTGCTCCAAATACGAACACGAATAGGACTATTGCGCTTCCTGATGAATCAGGAACATTGTTATCTAGTGGAAGTGCCTTGCCCGCTATTGACGGCTCTGCATTGACAGGAGTTGGTAAGGTATCAGTTATAAGCAGTTCCGATACTGGTGCTAGTAATGTTGCCAATCTTGAAATTGATTTACCTACAGATTCAAAATATAGATATTTTCAATTAGTGATTACTGGTGCTTGGGGTGGTGGTGGTGACCCTTATATGAGATTCAGAAAGTCTGGTGACAGTACTTTTGATTCATCATCCAACGCATACAATTGGATTATGAACTCTGTACACCACGGTACAAATTCATCGGCAAAGAGGTCATCTAATGGTGACAATTATGCAAGATTGGGATGGTATACGATGGGTAATGCCGCTACCGAAACAAGCACTTGGATGTTTGAATTTTTTGCAACTAATACCAATAAAAGGTCATATGCTTATTTCAGAAGATATGGTGTAGATACAAGCAATGACCAGACAGCAGATATGGGTGGGTTTAGACACAATGGCCATGAGGGTGTAGTGGACAGACTTAGATTTTACCAAGCCAGTGGAAATATATATTATGATACCTATACACTATATGGTATTGAAAAGGATTAAGGTATGAAAAAATCATTAAACGGTATAACAGTTGAAATGACTGCTGAGGAAGAAAAAGAATTCTTGGCAGGATTACCTTCTGATTCAGAAATTGCTGCTAATAAACTAGTGGTGTTAAGAGACGAAAGAAACGCTAAACTCGCAGAATGTGATTGGACACAAACAGCAGATAGTTCTTTGAGTGACTCAGAAAAGACAGCGTGGGTAACATATAGAACTGCCCTTAAAGACATAACTAAAACGTATCAATCTACAGAAGATGATGGATTTAGTTGGCCGGAGAAACCATAATGAGTGAAATAAAAGTAGACACCCTATCAACCGTTAGTGGTTCTGGCAACCTTACTGTAAGTAATAATATCGTTGGTTCTGGCACGATTAGTGGAACAAACCTTACTGCATCTGGAACACTTACATCAACTGGATTAATTACTGCAAGTGCTGGTGTCGCAATTGGTGGAACTGGTGCTGTTAACACCCTTGACGATTATGAAGAAGGCACATTTACTCCAGTTCTTACTAGGTGGACAAGTGATATGACATTTACTGGAAGTCCACACAGCCGAACTGGAAAGTATACAAAAATTGGCAAGCTTGTGCAGATAAATTTTTATATTCAATGGGCAACATCAGCAGTATCCAGCGCTGGTTCTGGTGGATGGAGAATCACTGGTTTACCTTTCAGTAATTATGAAACAAATAGTATTAACTTTCTGCCACTTGGTTATCACTATGATGGTATTGACAGTAAAGGAGAATCTACAACTGGAAAATCTGCAAGATTACAAGTAAATTACTCAAGTGGAATTCTAGATATGTATAGTCAAAATTCTACTTCATACGGAACATCTGGTTCTTGGTTTATTATTAGCGCCTGTGGTACATTACGTCTTGCATAAATAACTTTATACCTCTAGTGGATGCTAGGGGCGGACAAAAGGAGAAAAATAATGGCGATTACAAAACGTACAGAACAAGATAAAATTGAAGTAGTAGGCGAGTTCAAGCACATTCAAGTGAGAACTGCTACTGTTATTGAAGAAGATGGTGTAGAACTTTCTAGAAGTTTCCACAGACATACTGTTGATCCAGATGCAGATTCATCTGGTGAAAGTGCAGATGTAAAGGCAATGGTTGCACAGTTTCATACTGATACAGTCAAAGCTGCATATGCAAAACATCTAGAAGATAATAAACCATCTGAAGAGTAATCAACTCTAAAGTTATGTTATGCAGAATTATGATCATTACCTTGGAAACCCTCTACTAAAGAAATCTAATGTTCCTGTAGAGTGGACAAAAAAACAAATCCTTGAATATCAGAAGTGTATGGAAAATCCCATATACTTCATTAAGAACTACATCAAGATTGTGTCTCTTGATGAAGGACTTGTGCCGTTCAAGATGTATGACTTCCAAGAAGATATCGTAGACACAATTCATAACGACAGATTCACTATATGTAAGATGCCAAGACAGTCTGGTAAATCCACGACTATGGTATCTTACATTCTTCACTACGTTCTATTCAACCCTAACATGAATGTTGCAATCCTTGCCAACAAGGCTGCGACTGCACGAGACATTCTTGGTAGACTGCAACTTGCATACGAGAACCTTCCTAAGTGGTTACAACAAGGGGTGGTATCTTGGAACAAGGGTTCGGTAGACTTAGAGAATGGTAGTAGGGTGGTTGCATCCTCAACATCTTCATCTGCTGTTCGTGGTGGTTCTTACAACATGATATTCTTGGACGAATTTGCATTCGTTCCAACTAACGTGGCAGAGGACTTTTTCAGTTCTGTGTATCCTACAATCTCATCTGGTAAAACTACAAAGGTTATTATTGTATCAACACCTAACGGTATGAATCTTTTCTACAAGTTATGGGTGGATGCAGAGAATAAAAGAAACTCGTATAATATCATAGATGTTCACTGGAGTCAAGTGCCAGGCCGAGATGAGAAGTGGCGAACAGAAACAATCGCAAACACTTCAGAAGAGCAGTTCAGAAGAGAGTTCGACTGTGAGTTCCTTGGTTCTGCAAACACACTGATTGCCCCTGCAAAGATTAAGTCAATGGCATTTCATAATCCTATTCAGTCAAACGCTGGATTGGATATGTATGAGAAACCAAAAGAAGGTGGTACATACGTTGTGGTTGCTGACGTGGCCAGAGGAACGAACAACGACTACTCTGCATTTATTGTTTTTGATGTAAGTACAGTTCCTTATAATATTGTTGCAAAGTATCGTAACAACGAAATCAAACCTCTACTGTTTCCTAACATTATCTATGATGTATCTAAGGCATACAACGAAGCATACGTTATGGTTGAGGTAAATGATATCGGTGAACAGGTTGCAACTGCACTACAGTTTGACTTAGAGTATGACAACCTTATTATGGCAAGTATGCGAGGTCGTGCAGGTCAAGTCGTTGGAGGCGGTTTTAGCGGTGGAAAAGCCCAACTTGGGGTAAGGACAACAAAAGCGGTAAAAAGACTAGGATGCTCCAATCTAAAGCAGATTGTAGAGACAGACAAGTTAATTATCAATGATTATGACTTAATCAATGAGTTCTCAACCTTTATTCTTAAAGGACAATCATATGAAGCAGAAGAAGGACACACAGATGACCTTGCAATGTGTTGTGTATTGTTTGCATGGTTAGTAGAACAAACATATTTTAAAGAGTTGACAGATGATGATATTCGTGCTAGAATGTTCTTGGAACAACAACACCAACTAGAACAGGACATGGCCCCATTTGGATTTTTTGATGATGGGTTGGGAGATGTCGATGACGCTCCAACTATGATTGATGAGTACGGAACGAGATGGAGTCCAGTGGTTCGTTCCTATGATTCAGATTGGTAGAAAACATTAAAACCCTACATAATATCAATAATATCATTCTCTAATTTTAGAAAGCAATTTGAACAAACAACTTTAGATTTACTTATGTAATCATTTACTTCAGTTCTAGAGTGTTCATTTAAACCTTTTCTTTTGGTAAGAGAACGTATTTTCCTCTCGTGAGGATAAAATTGGAGACAGGCAGTTTCAGATTCCCCACAGTAACCACAGGTTTTGTTCCCAAGATATTCATTTACCCATATCTTGCGAGCCCTGTAGTTACGTTTAGAAACCTTTTTAATGGTTTCTTTGTATTTCTGATAGTGTTCTGACATAGATATATTTATATGTAAACAAACCTATAAAAAACTAGTGTAGAATAAGATTTTTATAAATATTGATGTAAGTTTGGAAACTTTATATTAATGAACCCATAAGGAGAAAAGAAAATGGCATTTCAAGTATCGCCTGGCGTTCTAGTCAAAGAAATTGATTTGACCAATATTGTTCCAGCAGTATCCACCTCTATAGGTGCGATGGCAGGTAGCTTTAACAAAGGCCCTGTCGGAGAAGTTACTGCAATTAGTTCGGAACAACAATTGGCATCAGTTTTTGGCACGCCCGACTCAAATAACTTTGAGAACTGGTTTACTGCCGCCAACTTCCTACAGTATGGCAATGCATTGAGAATAGTACGAGCAGAAATGGCTGGTATGAAAAATGCAGCAGTAGGAACACCAGAACTAGTAAAAAATAATACGGATTATGATGATAGCATCTTTAATGCTACAGCGCCCGGCAGTGGTAAAGCCTCTGTGGGTGAGTGGATTGCAAAAGAAGCCGGAATAGAAGGAAACTCTCTCGGCGTATCAATGTGTACGAATGCAACAGCATTTGAACAAAACTTCACAGGAAACGCTGGTACACTTGGCGTAACAACTGGAACAACTGCCGCTGGTGCAACTACTGTCGGTGTTGACAATGGTGGTGGTTCTGCTGGTGCCGGTGGAGCTGCATTTAATGTAGGTGACATTGTTCACTTCCAAGAAGCAGATGGAACAGAGTACGAGGTTACTGCTATTTCAACTGACAATCTAACAATCAGACAACTAGACAATCCTAACGGTGGTGGAGTTAAAACTGCACTTGCAGCTGCGACTAATGTTCGTAGACGTTGGAAGTTTTATGACCAAGTAGATGCTGCCCCAGGCTCATCCACATGGGCAACAGGCAAAAACCTAACTGCTGATGAAATCCATGTTGTTGTTTATGACACAACAGGAGAAATTACTGGTTCTAAGTATGGTACTGCTGGTGGTAGAGCTGGTTCTGTGGTAGAGGTATATCCTTTCGTATCACAGGCATTAGATGCCAAAACTGCACAAGGTGGCACTAACTATTATGTGAATGTTATCAATACTGCATCACTTTATATCAGATGGGGTACACACACTGCATCTTTGAGTGAGGCAGGAGATACCGCTTCAACAAGAGCCGCAGGCGATTCTACATTTGCATCAACTGCTGGTAAAGGTGGAGTTATTACAGACGTACTGGCTGGCGGTGTATTAACAACTAACTCAGGTAGTGTTCCATCAGTTGGTGAACTAGATACTGCATATCAATTCTTTGCAGACTCAGCAACAGTTGACATTAACCTAGTAATGGCCGGTTCAACTGAAGTTGGAGCATCAGGAGCAGATGGTGTAACTCATGCAACTAACGTCATTGACCTTGTAGAGGCAAGAAAAGATTGTATCTGTTTCATCTCACCTACTAGATCAGATGTTGTAAGTATTCCATCATCAATCACACAAACTGCAAACGTCAAAGGTTTCTTTGATGGACTTGCAAGTTCTTCATATGCAGTATTCGATAGTGGATACAAGTATATGTACGACAGATATAATGATGTGTATCGTTTTGTTCCACTGAATGGTGATGTTGCCGGTTTGGCCGCATATACTGACCAAGTTGCAGACGCATGGTTCTCACCTGCCGGACTCAACAGAGGTCAAATTCGTGGTGCAGTGAAACTTGCATTCAACCCAAACAAGGCACAGAGAGACATTCTTTACCCTGCTAGAATTAACCCAGTTATTTCTGAGGCAGGACAGGGAACATTCCTCTTTGGTGACAAGACTGCGCTTTCAAGACCTTCTGCATTTGACAGAATCAATGTTCGTAGATTGTTCCTTGTTCTTGAGAAAGCAATTGCAAATGCAGCCAAGTTCCAACTCTTTGAGTTCAACGATGACTTCACAAGAGCACAGTTCAAGAACTTAATTGAGCCATTCTTGAGAGATGTGCAAGGACGTAGAGGTATCACAGACTTTAAAGTAATCTGTGATGATACAAACAACACAGGTGAGGTTGTTGACAGAAACGAGTTTATTGGTGACATTTACATCAAACCAGCCCGTTCTATTAACTTCATCACACTGAACTTCATCGCCGTAAGAACTGGCGTTGAGTTCTCAGAGATAGCAGGATAAGGAGAGAAAAAATGGCAACAATTGATCAATTTAAAGCTCAACTTATCGGTGGTGGTGCAAGAGCAAACCAATTCAGAGTTATTCTGAATACACCGCCAGGAATTGCAACTGGTTTACCATTGGGAACTTCATCGTTCTTTATTAAGGCAGCAAGTTTGCCTGGCCAGACAATCCCTGAAATTACTGTGAACTTCAGAGGACGCCAGTTGTTCCTCGCTGGTGACAGAACATTTGAAACATGGACAACTACTATTCTTAACGATACCGATTTTGCAATCAGAAACGGTATGGAAAGATGGATGAACGGTATCAACGACCTTGATACTAATACTGGTGTTACTAATGTTACTGACTATACTGCCGATATGGTAGTACAACAACTTGACAGAGATGATACTGTACTAAAACAGTACACTCTAACTAGTTGTTGGCCACAGGCACTTGCTCCAATTGAACTGAGCATGGACACAGTAAGTGATATTGAAACCTTTGATATTACATGGCGTTATACGTCATTTAATGCAGGCGTATAATCTAGTTTTACAAACCGACTAAATAGTTGGGTAAAATTAGGAGAACTATAGTATGGCTGAACTTTTTGGTTTCAGAATCACACGAGCAGACAAAGGGAGTGGTGATGGTTTCACCGCTCCCCCTTCTGATGATGGCACACTTGATATTGTATCAGGCGGTGGACATTATGCATCTGTGCTTGACATGGATGGGCGTGATAAAAATGAACTTGACTTAATTAGAAGATATCGTGATATTGCACAACAACCAGAGTGTGATAGTGCAATTGAAGATATCGCAAACGAAGCGATTGTCTCAGATGAAAGAGATAAATCAGTTTCACTTTCCCTTGATAGACTAGACCTTTCCAGAAATATTAAATCAAAAATTCGTGAAGAATTCGATGAAGTTTTGCGTTTGATGGACTTCAATGCAAAAGGACATGATATTTTTAGGCGCTGGTATGTGGATGGACGTATCTATTATCATAAGGTAATTGATACAAAGGCTCCACGAAAGGGTATTAAAGAATTACGTTACATCGACCCTCGTAAGATTAAGAAGGTTAGAGAACAAAGAAAAGAAAAAGATCCAAAGACAGGTATGGACTTGGTAAAGGATATTGAAGATTTTTACCTTTACAATGAAAAGGGATTAGATCAAAATACTGGAACTACCAGTGGTGTAAAGATTACACAAGATTCTGTTTCATATTGTCCTTCAGGTGTTGTAGATATGCACAGAGGAACAGTCCTCTCTTATCTGAATAAAGCAATTAAACCTGTCAATCAGTTGCGTATGATTGAAGATGCGTTGGTTATCTATCGTATCTCTCGTGCGCCTGAAAGACGTATCTTCTACATTGATGTAGGTAACTTACCTAAAGTCAAAGCAGAAGCATACTTGAAAGACGTAATGAATCGTTATCGGAACAAGTTGGTGTATGATGCACGAACTGGCGAAATTCGTGACGATAGAAATCATATGTCTATGTTGGAAGATTTTTGGCTACCTCGTAGAGAAGGTGGTAGAGGTACAGAGATTACAACTTTGCCGGGCGGTTCAAACCTTGGTGAGATTGATGATATCAAGTACTTCCAAAACAAATTATATCGTTCATTAAATGTTCCTATCTCAAGACTTGAGGCAGAGAACTCATTCAGTATTGGACGTTCTGATAACATTACTCGTGACGAACTGAAGTTTACAAAGTTTGTACAGAAGCTTCGTAAGAAGTTTTCAGTATTGTTTATGGATATTCTAAAAACACAGTTGGTTCTCAAAGGTGTTATTGCAATGGAAGAATGGGATATGATGAAAGAACATATCCAGTTTGACTTTATGCAAGACGGACACTTTACAGAGTTGAAGAATGCAGAAATTCTACAGAACCGTTTAGATATGCTCGGACAAATTGAAAGTTATGTGGGTACATACTTCTCTAAAGAATATGTACGCAAACAAGTTCTTCGTATGAATGATGAAGAAATTGAAGAAGTTGAAAACCAAATTAAAGATGAAGAAGGTGGTGAAATGGGTGGAGATGACGATGGTATGTTTGCACATAATGACCCCTCAAAAGGAGATAAATGATGGACACAGTAAAAGATTTTGTTAGCGCTATTGGAGATGGAGATAATCTCTCAGCAGAGACACATTTCAATAATGCACTTGCAGCCAAAGTTGGTGACGCATTAGAAACAAAAAGACAGGACGTTGCAAAAACATTTGTAACTCACCATGTACCAGAGGTAGAAGATAGTGAGTAAACCTTTTTCTCAGTTCGCACAAGAACTACCAGAAAAGGATGAACACAAATCATCTAAGGAGTATAAGAAGTTATCTCCTAAGATGAAAGAAGCTGTTGACGCTATTTTTAAGGAAATGGATTCTAAACCCTCAGATTTCCTAAATACTTTTGACAAAACAATAAATAGTGTTTCAAAGAAGTTCAAAGTTCCGCCAAAGAAACTTATGGATTATTTTGAGGCAGAAGTACTATCAATATAGGAAGAGTAACATGAAAATAATCGGAGCAGAAGAAGCACTGGCCACTGGAGCAACTAAGGGTAAAACCGCTACTGCACATTATGTATTCAATAATGGTTCAAAGGCGGCAGTTACAATTAGAAACGCTGCAGATGATGGCGATACAGGCTCAATAAGAATTAATGCAAACTCTGGTGTTATTATCCATACAGATATTGGGGTCGGAATGCGTGGTGCAACCGATTTTAAAATTACCCCAATAGTTTCGGCGGGGTTCTAACATGAAACTTATTGCAGAACAGATACAAGAAGTAGAATACATCACTGAAGATAAAGACGGTGGTGGTAAAGATATGAAGATTCGTGGAATCTTTATGCAGGCTGACCAGAAAAACAGAAATGGTCGTGTCTATCCAATGGGCGTACTTACTAAAGAAGTCGCTCGGTATAACAAAGAATTTGTTGCTGAAGGTCGTGCGTTTGGGGAACTTGGACATCCAGAAGGCCCTACTGTCAATCTTGACAGGGTATCGCACATGATCACAAAACTTGAAGCTAATGGAAAGAACTTCGTTGGTGAGGCAAAATTGTTGTCTACTCCTATGGGGGAAATTGCGAAAGCACTAATCAAAGACGGTGGTAAACTTGGTGTCTCTTCTAGAGGCATGGGTTCACTAGAAAACAAAGGTGGTGCAAATTATGTGAAAGACGATTTCTATCTCGCAACTGCGGCAGATATCGTTGCAGACCCTTCTGCGCCTCAGGCCTTCGTTGAGGGCATTATGGAAGGTAAGGAATGGGTGTGGGATAATGGTATTCTCAAAGAAGTTGAGATTGCTGGAATCAAAGATGAGATCAATGAAGGTGTAAGACGTAAACAGGAAAATGTTTCCGCCCTTGCATTTGCAAAGTTCTTGTCAAAACTTTAATCATTATAAATATGATAAGACAAACAAAACTCAAGGAGAAATCCCTATGTCAGAACTAGACAAGACAATTGAGGAACTAGAAGCGGAAGTTCAGGGCGAGCTTGAAGAAGCAGCTCAGGATGCCCCTAAAAAGGGTGCCGCAAAAGGCGAATCAATGGATAAGGTAGAGGGTGAAGTCCAAGACCTCGGCGGTGCCGGTGAAGAGTCAACAGAAGCAGAATCAGGTTCAGCAAAAGCTGGAGATAAGATGAAGAAGGCGACTGACGCTCAAACCAAAGGTGCAAAAGATGCCGGTGGTGCAGACACACCAACTAAAATCAAAGAACCTCTTGCTGCAGAAACCGAAATTGAACATGACGGTGAAGCACTAGAGGAAAAAGCCATGACTAAATCAGAAATGCTTAATGCTATGGCGTCTAAGATGGAAATGATGAAAGCAAAAGAACTCAAAGCCATGTACAATAAAATGGAGATGATGGGCAAGGAAGAAGAAGAAGAGTCAGTGAAAGTTGACGAATCTACTCTTGACGAGCGCATTGCTTCAGTAGATGTGTCTGATGATGTTTCTGCCCTCACAAAAGATGAGGAACTTTCTGAAGAATTCAAAGACAAAGCTGCTACAATTTTTGAAGCCGCTATTAAATCCAAACTTCGCTCTGAAGTCGAAAGAATTGAAGAAGATAAAGTTCAAGAAGTCGCTGAAGAAGTAAACAGAGTGCGTGATGAGTTGACTGAAAAGGTCGACAACTACATGAACTATGTTGTAGAAGAGTGGATGAAAGAAAATGAAATCGCAATTGAGCGTGGACTCAAAGGCGAAATCGCAGAGGACTTTATCTCTGGACTGAAAGACTTGTTCGCAGAACATTACATTGACGTTCCAGATGAAAAGTACGACCTTCTAGGAACTCAGTCTGAAAAGATTGATGAATTGGAAGCAAAACTTAACGAACAAATTGAAAAGAGTGCTGAGATGAAAAAATCACATGACGTTCTAGTTCGTGAAAGTGTTTTTGCAGAAGTTTCTTCTGACCTTGCTGCTACTGAAGTCGAGAAATTTAAGTCTCTCGCAGAAGAAGTAGATTTTAGTAATGAAGAATCTTTCAAGGAAAAACTCGACCAGCTCAAGGAAAGTTATTTTCCAAAGGCAACAACTGTCGCTGAATCAGTAGACTCTGAAACAGATAGTTCAGAATCTTTCGATACAACTGGTGCAATGGCCGCTTACATGGCTGCAATCAGTACAAATGTAAAGCGGGCGAAATAAAAGCTAAGAAATTAGTTTTTTATAAATATTATAAGAAAACTCAATAAGGAGAAACTAAAATGTTCAAAACAGAACATCTACAGGAAAAGTGGGCACCAGTACTAGAGCACAACGATCTTCCAGAGATCAATGACTCTTATCGTAAGGCTGTCACCACTGTAATCCTAGAAAACCAAGAAAAGGCTCTCAATGAGGACAGAGGTTTCCTCGGCGAAGCAGCCCCAACAAACGCAACAGGTTCAGCTGTTGACAATTGGGATCCGATCCTCATCTCCCTCGTAAGACGGGCGATGCCTAACCTTATCGCATATGATATTGCTGGTGTTCAGCCAATGACTGGCCCAACAGGACTTATCTTTGCAATGAGATCACGTTACAAGGCTCAGAACGGTACTGAGAACCAGTACGCAGAACCAGAATCAGCATTCTCTGGTGCCGCAGCAAACACTAACATCCCAGGCTCTGCCGGTACTTCATCTAACGGTGAAACTAACCCAGCAGTTCTTAACGATGGTTCGCCAGGCGCATATACTGCTGATGGTGGTATGACTACTGCAACTGCTGAAGCATTGGGTGATGCGTCAAACAATGCATTCGCTGAAATGGCATTCTCAATCGAGAAAAACACCGTTGAAGCAAAGTCAAGAGCTCTTAAAGCCGAGTATACAATGGAACTCGCACAAGACCTTAAAGCAATTCATGGTTTGGATGCAGAAACAGAATTGGCAAACATCTTGTCATCTGAAATTCTTGCTGAAATCAACCGTGAAGTTGTCCGTACAATCTATGTAACTGCTAAGCCAGGCGCACAGACTGATACTGCAACTTCTGGTATCTTCGACATGGACGTTGATTCAAACGGCCGTTGGAGTGTTGAGAAGTTTAAAGGACTTATGTTCCAAGTTGAGCGTGATGCCAACGCAATTGCACAAGAGACACGCAGAGGAAAAGGTAACATGATTATCTGTTCTTCAGATGTTGCTTCTGCACTGCAAATGGCTGGTGTACTTGATTACACACCTGCTCTTAACAACAACTTGAATGTTGACGATGCTGGTAACACTTTCGCTGGTGTTCTTAACGGACGTTACAAAGTGTTTATCGACCCATATGCTGCAAACGGTGCTGCAAAACAGTACTACACTGTAGGTTATAAGGGTACTTCACCTTACGATGCAGGTCTGTTCTACTGCCCATACGTTCCACTTCAGATGGTTCGTGCAGTGGGTGAGAACAACTTCCAGCCTAAAATTGGTTTCAAGACTCGTTACGGTCTTACTGCAAACCCATTTGCTGGTGGTGCAACAGTACGCTCTGGCGCACTTACTGCCAACGACAACGTATATTACAGAAGAGTACAAGTTACAAACATCATGTAATAAGAGTTGTTTCAACAACCGAAACTCAAGGGGAGCAGAAATGCTCCCCTTTTTTCTTTATAAATAGTATAAAGGAAGAACACTATGGCAAAAATAAATCCGTTACAAAGACAACCTTCTAACATGGACTTTGCAAGTCCTACGCAGTTTAGGTTTACATTGTTGAAGATACCTAACGTAGAGTATTTTACAACAAACGTAAATATCCCTGGCATAAGTTTTACAGGTGATGCATCTATTAATACACGTTTTAAATCTATTGCGTTCATGGGTGACACTATGGACTTTGAAGATTTGAGTATTACGTTTTTAGTAAATGAAGATTTGTCTAACTATCGTGAAATCCACGATTGGATGATTGGTATTGGTTTTCCTAAAAATAACGAACAATTCACTTCGGCTATCGCATCAGAGGCACAAACAAATCCTGGCGAACCTTCAATAAACACACAAAGAAAGAGTGTGGGTAAACCATCAGTATTGATGAGTGATGCAACACTTACTATTCTAACCAACAAAAACAATCCAAAGGTAAGAGTAAACTTTTCTAACTGTTTCCCAACAACCCTTACTGGTATTGACTATAATACACAAGTTACAGATACAGAGCAGTTGACTGCAACTGTTACACTGAAATATGACTTGTACGAATTTGAAAGCATATAAATATACCGAGCAGAAAATGGTTGACTTGGACACCCTTTTTTGAGGCTCTTTCGTAGAGACAATATAGTAACGCAAGTTACAACCCACTCTGCTCACTTTATACTATGGAGATATAATGAAACTAGATGAACTTCAGCAAATGGCTGAGATTGACATGAAACAGGATGACTTAGAACTCGCAGATGAGTCTTTAAGAAACGCATCCCTTCACCAAAAATATCTTAATCACCTAAATCACTACAAACAACTTCTCATTATGAAGAGGGGTGAATATAATATTCTTAAAAGAAAAAAGTGGGAATATTATTCAGGTAAATCTGACCCTGAAGTGTATCGTGATAATCCATTCGATCATAAAATATTAAAAGCGGATTTGCATATCTACCTAGATTCGGATAAAGAAATGGTAGAGATGAAACAACTCATAGAATATTATGAGATGTGTGTATCTACTTGTGAATCTATTATGAAGAATGTTTCTGATAGACAGTGGAATATTAAGAACGCAATTGCTTGGCGTAAGTTTGTAGATGGTGCGATTTAGTGACATCAATCTCTAAGAAAAATGAGGTTTTTCTAAGGGTAGAGACTGAACCATCTGTTGCAAGGATGTTATCAGATTACTTTACCTTTGAAGTGCCAGGCGCTAGATTTATGCCTGCATATAGAAATAGGATTTGGGATGGAAAGATAAGACTTTTTTCTCCAGCCAATGGAGAATTGTATATTGGACTATTACCCTACCTAACAAAATATCTAGATGATTTTGAAGAAGATTATACTATAAGTGAGGACTTACAAGATGAAAAACAAATCGACAGACAGATATTGGATGGATTCATACGCAGCCTTAGACTTCGATCCAATGGAAGAGGAATTAAACCTCGTGACTATCAAGTGGCTGCAGTGGAGTACGCAATTAGAAAACATCGTGCTTTGCTCCTTAGCCCTACTGCTTCGGGCAAATCTTTAATAATCTACATTCTGATACGATATTATGATATGTTGTTGTCAGAGACAGAACAAGATAAGATACTAATACTTGTTCCCACAACATCTTTGGTTGAACAAATGCATTCTGACTTTATTGATTATGGATGGTTAGAAGCATATATGCAAAAAGTATATAGTGGGTATGATAGAAAAGTAGAAAAGAAACTTGTAATATCCACATGGCAATCTTTGTATAAAATGCCCAAGAGTTACTTTGAACAATTCGGTTGTGTAATTGGTGACGAGGCCCATTTATTTAAATCAAAATCCTTAACATCTATTCTAACTAAACTACATTTATGTAAGTATCGTTTTGGATTGACAGGTACACTAGACGGTATGCAAACCCATCGACTTGTATTAGAAGGCCTGTTCGGCAGTCTAAATAAAGTTATTACCACAAAAGAACTAATTGACAAGAAAACTCTTGCAGATTTTTCAATTAAAGCATTAGTTTTATCTTACCCAGAAAATGAATGCAAGTTAGTGAAAGATATGAACTATCAAGATGAGGTAGATTATATTGTACGTCACACAGAAAGAAATAAATTTATTTTGGGGTTGACAAAGACAATAAAAGGTAATACATTAGTACTATTTCAATTTGTAGAGAAACACGGTTCTGTTCTATATGATATGATGAAAGACTTAGATAGAAAAGTTTTCTATGTGCATGGTGGAACAGATACCCAAACAAGGGAAGATATTCGTGCGATTACTGAGAAAGAAAATAATGCGATTATTGTTGCATCCTATGGTACTTTTTCTACTGGCATTAATATTCGTAATCTACACAACATCGTGTTCTCTAGTCCTTCCAAAAGTCGTATCAGAGTTTTGCAGTCAATCGGAAGAGGCTTGCGAGTTGGAGATACTAAAGATACCGCTACCCTATTCGACATAAGTGATGACTTTACCCACAAGTCAAAGCGTAATTTTACATTGAATCACTTTTTAGAAAGAATAAATATATACAATGAAGAGCAGTTTGATTATGAAATCAAAAGGATAAAAATGAAATGATTCACGATACAAAAATATTAAAATTATCAAGTGGTGAGGAAATCATATGCAAGGTGGTTCACCAACCAGAGAATGATTATATGAGTCTTGTGCAACCAATGAAATTAAATTCTTATCCAAAGGCTACTAAGCATGGACTTGAAGAAGCACTATCTCTACAAAGGTGGATTCATTTTGCAGAAACAGATACCTTTGATGTTGCAAAATCTCAAGTTCTGGTATTAACAGAAGCCTCTCTAGGCTTAGTAAAATTTTATGAGTACTGTGTTAAGAAAGCAAAGTGGGAAGAAGATGAAGTTCTAGCCCCATCCAATCAAGAGTTAAATGATATTGAAAATGAAGAAATGTGGGAAGAGTTTGGTGAACCTGACTCTAGTACTATACATTAGATCTATCTATTCTCAAACCCAGCATAGCTGTTATACCAAGTTGTCAAGGGCTTGTCAATAACTTTTTGAAATTAAATGAATATTAATTTATCTATTGACAATTGAATCAAGATATAGTATTATGTATCTACTAATCGCATAAAAGCGATAAATTATGTGGAGTTATTATGGCTAAAAGAAAAACAGGAGTGCATTATGTAAACAATGCACAATTCCTAGAAGCAATGAAAGAATGGAAAGATCGTTGCAAAGAAGCTGAGGAACTAGGTGAACCACAACCACCAGTGACTAACTATATTGGTGAATGCTTCTTAAAAATTGCAAACCATCTTTCTTACAGACCAAATTTTATTAATTATACCTATAGAGATGAAATGATTTCAGACGGTATTGAGAATTGTCTACAATACTGTGGCAACTTCAATCCAGAGAAATCAAACAATCCATTTGCGTATTTTACACAGATTATCTATTACGCATTCATTCGTAGAATTCAAAAAGAAAAGAAACAACAACACATTCGTCACAAAGTGATTGAGAATATGAATGTTGATATTCTTGCAGTTGGTGAGGATATGGAACAGGCACAGTTTGTGGAGTATCTACAGAAGAACTTCCTACCAGCCGAAGATGTTTATAAACCTAAGAAGAAAAAGAAAACTGAACCTAAAGGACTAGAGAAATTTTACGATGAAGATAGCGCTGATAACTGATACCCACTTTGGCGCTCGCAATGATAATCTAGCATTCAACGAATACTTCTACAAGTTTTGGGAGAATACTTTCTTCCCTTATCTTGACGAACATAAGATTGATACGATTATTCATCTTGGTGATTTGATGGACAGACGTAAGTTTGTATCCTATAAAATTGCAAAAGATTTGCGTGAGCGTTTTATCCTTCCTATTGTATCTAGAGGAATCAAGATGCACGTTATGGCAGGAAACCATGATACTTATTATAAGAATACCAATGAGATTAACTCTCTCTACGAACTACTAGGTGGGCCAGGAGAAGAAAAATATTCTGGTATTGAATGTTATGATGGCCCATGTACCCAAGAGTTTGATGGAACAGGGATTCACTTTATGCCGTGGATTTGTTCTGATAACTACGAGCGTTCTATGAGAAGTATTCAATCAACCTATGCACAAGTTTGTATGGGGCATTTTGAAATCAATGGATTTGAAATGCATAAAGGACACTTCTCAGAAAACGGTTACGATAAGAAGTTTCTAAATAAGTTCGATACTGTGTTCTCTGGACACTTCCATAAGAAGTCTGATGATGGCCATGTATATTATCTTGGTAACACATACCAGATGACTTGGAGTGATGATGGTTGTCAGAAAGGTTTCCATATCTTTGACACCAACACCAGAGAATTAGAACGTATCGTCAATCCTTACACTATATTTGAAAAAGTATATTATGATGATACTACTACAAATTATAATGACTTTGACATCTTGACATTAAGAGATAAGTTTGTTAAAATAGTAGTAGTAAATAAAAAAGACTTGTATCAATTCGATAGATTCATTGATAAAGTCCTTGGTGAATCTGGAGCCCATGAGGTAAAGATTGTAGAGGACTTCAGTGATTTAGATGCATCGAATGTTGATGATGCAATCATTGAGAATGCAGAGGACACTATGACTCTGTTAGAGCGCTACATTGATGAACTTGATGTAGATTTGAATAAGAAAAGATTGACTAGTATGATGAAGTCACTTTATGTAGAAGCGAGCGACTTGGAACTTTGATTACATTTAATAAAGTACGGTGGAAGAACTTTCTATCCACTGGAAATCAATTCACTGAAATACAGTTGGACTATGCTCCAACTACGTTAATTATTGGGGAAAACGGAGCCGGTAAATCTACTATTCTGGATGCGCTTTGTTTTGTCCTGTTCAATAAGCCTTTTCGTAATATCTCAAAATCACAACTTGTGAACTCTGTTAATGGTAATGGCACTATTGTTGAAGTAGAGTTTAATGTGAACAATAAAGATGTGAAGGTTGTTCGTGGTATCAAACCAAACAAGTTTGAAGTTTGGATTGGCGGTACTATGATAAACCAAGATGCAAATGCAAGGGATTATCAGAAACATCTAGAACAACAAATCTTAGGATTGAACTATCGTTCTTTCACACAGGTTGTTATTCTTGGTTCATCTACCTTTGTTCCTTTCATGCAGTTGTCTACAAAGGCTCGCCGTGAGGTTGTCGAGGATATCCTAGATATCAAGATTTTCTCACTGATGAACTTTCTTCTCAAGAACAAGAATAAGTCTCTTGCAGAGGATATTCGTGATGTTCAGTATAACTTTGACTTAACAAAAGAAAAGGTTACATTACAAGAAAAATTTATTAAAGAAGTTGTAAACAATAAGTCTGCTATTATTGCAGAGAACCAACAGAAGTTATGGGATAATAAAAGCACTATTGACTTCAGAAGAGATGATGTGAAAGCATTAGAGATTGATAACGAAAATCTATCTTATGATGCAGAAGAGAAAGCAAAACTAGAACAGAAACTAAAGAAACTAACTCAAACAGAAGCAGCCCTTCAGAACAGGAAATCTGAGCATGACCGTCAAATCAAATTTTTCAAGGACAACGATGAATGCCCGTCTTGCGAACAGCCGATTACAGAATCAACTAAGCAGACGCAGATTGAATCCAGAACCACAAAAATCGGAGACATCGAAAACGGTATCGCAGATTTACAAAGAATGGAATCAGAAGAACAAGACAGACTCCAATCAATCTTAGTAGACTTAGAAACTATTCGTAAGAATGATGTTGAGAGGGCCAAAATACTTTCCTCTATTGCAGAGTTGGAAAAGTTCAATGCAAAACTAGAAAAAGATATTGAGGCATATCAAAACGGTTCTGTGTCAGAAGAAGATAAGATAAAACTTGCAGAACTAAAAGGACAGATAAAGTCGATTGAAGAACAAAAGACTAAGTTGAATGAAGATAAGTTTTACATTGATGTTGCTCGTAATCTTTTACAAGACAGTGGCATCAAGACAAAGATTGTAAAACAGTATCTACCAATTATGAATAAGTTGGTAAACACATATCTATCATCTATGGATTTCTTTGTTAACTTTAATATTGATGAGAACTTCAATGAAACAATCAAGTCACGTTTCAGAGATGAGTTCTCTTATGCATCATTCTCAGAAGGTGAGAAGATGCGAATTGATTTGGCACTTCTATTTACATGGAGAGCCATTGCAAAGATGAAAAACTCTACGAATACGAATCTACTAATACTAGATGAGATATTTGATTCATCTTTGGATAACACTGGTACTGATGATTTTCTAAAGATTTTGAATACATTTGACCAACAGAATGTATTTGTCATATCACACAAACAGGATATGTTGTTTGATAAGTTTAGAAACATTATTCAGTTTAAGAAAGAGAAAAACTTTAGTAGGATGGTATAATGGATCAAAGTGAACGGTTTAAAGAATTACTAGAAGAAATGAAAAAGACACACGATGCAAAGCGTCACGACTATGCAAGTGTGGAAGATGTGTTTGCAAACTTTAGAACCTGTGAGATGGGTGGTATCCCAGCATGGAAGGGATGTTGTGTTCGACTAGGAGACAAGTTCAGCCGTATTATGGGTTTTGCAAAGAAAGAACTACTTGAGGTTAAAGATGAGAGTATCAAGGATACACTTATTGACATGGCCAATTATGCTTTGATAGCATTAATTCTTTATGAGGAATATAAGGATGGGAAAAAGAAGTGATTTTGAGAGGGTGGAAAGAGATTTCTACCCTACTCCTATAGAGGCAGTAAGGCCTCTTGTTCCCCACTTACCAAAGACAGGATTGTTTGCAGAACCTTGTGCCGGTGACGGTAGACTGATTCGACACATAGAACAACTGACAAAACTGTTAGGGTACTGGATGACTGACATAGAACCTATGGCAGACTTTGTTGGTGATGGTGATGCAATGACTGATAAGATTGTAGGATGTGATGTTTGCATAACAAACCCACCTTGGAATCGTAAGATACTACACCCCCTTATCGTAAATCTATCTGACCAGTTACCAACTTGGTTACTCTTTGATGCAGATTGGATGCATACGAAACAAAGTATAGAATTCATGCCTAGGTTGAGGAAGGTAGTCAGCATCGGCCGTGTGAAGTGGATAGAAGGTAGTAAGAGTACAGGTAAGGACAATTGTTGTTGGTATCTGTTCGATAAACCAGATGGTGAATGGCCAACACAATTTTTTGGAAGAAACTGAAAAAAAGTTATAAAAACATCTTGACTTTTGTTATAAGAACGTATATACTGTATAAGTAAAGTGAGAAAACAAAGTCGTTAGGAGACAAATATTATGGCACATGAACTTGAAATCGTAAACGGAAACGCACAAATGGCATACGTTGGTGACGTTCCTTGGCATGGACTTGGTACTAAGGTAGAGGCTGACCTCACACCTGGCCAGTTCCAAAAAGTTGCTGGACTTGATTGGGAAGTAACTAAAGAAAAACTTGTTACCCCACAAGGTGCAATCGTGAAGAACAAGGAAGCACTTGTTCGTACATCAGACAACTCAGTACTTGATGTTGTTGGTACTGGTTGGAATCCAGTACAGAACTCAGAAGCATTTGAGTTTTTCCACGACTATGTAATGGCTGGTGACATGGAGATGCACACTGCTGGTTCATTGAAAAATGGACAACTTGTGTGGGCTCTTGCAAAAACCAAAGAATCATTTGAATTGTTCAATGGTGATTTGACAGAGAACTACTTCCTGTTCACTAACCCTCACCAGTTTGGTAAGGCACTAAACATTCGTATGACACCAATTCGTGTCGTATGTAACAACACTCTCACATTGTCTCTGTCACAAGACACTGACAAGATGGTTACTGTAAATCACCGTAAGGCATTCGATGCCGCTGAGGTGAAAGAGCAGATGGGTATCGCTCGTGAGAAAATGGAGCAATATAAGTCAATGGCTCAGTTCCTTGGTAGTAAACCTGCTACTGGCGATAATGTCATTCAGTACTTCAATGAAGTATTTGGCGCTCCAGCAAAAGAGAAGGTAGATGGTGTTATGCCTTATACTTCTCGTAACGCCAAGACTGCAATGGAAAACTTGCAGACACAGCCAGGTGCAAACTTTGCCGAAGGTTCTTGGTGGCAGGCATTTAACTCTGTAACATACATGACTGACCACTTACAGGGTCGTGAAGGTGACTCACGTTTGCAGTCTGCATGGTATGGACGTAACCGTAAGGTTAAACTAAATGCCCTAGATAAAGCTCTAGAGTACGCTGAGGCTGCATAAGTCTTATATATAATACAGGGTGCTGTTCGTAAGTCGCCCTGTACGTCACATAATATGCTTACTCTGTGACGCAAATCACGGTTTTGGTAGTTTCCGCCCAAAAAACTACCATTATAAATAAATGTGATACGCCATATTATATGGGTATTACACTGTATCTTGCTTAATAAAGGAGATTAAATATGGTAAATACAGCCTTTACACTAGATCCGTCAAGGATCAATACTTACTCTATCGGTTTCGATAGAATGTTTGACAGTCTGATGGGGAATCATCCTAATCAAACTAGTCCTTCAAGTTACCCCCCTTACAACATCGTAAAACACGATGATGATAAGTTCACCATTGAGATTGCCGTTGCTGGTTTCTCAAAGGATGAGATTGAGATTGAATTCAGAGAGAATGTTCTCAAGATTGAATCTAAGTCTCGACCAGAGGGTGATGATGAAAAGGAGTACTTATACAAAGGTATTTCAAACAAACGATTTAAAAAAGCATTTACACTGTCAGATGACGTAGTTGTAAATGGTGCTGATATGAAAGATGGTATTCTTAAAATCGACATGGAAAGAATTATTCCAGATGAAAAGAAGCCACGTTCAATCAAAATCAAGTAAGTAAAGTGAAGGTGCCTCTTGACAGGGGCACCTTTTTATGTTATAGTATGATTAATTGAAATTGAGGATTCGTAATGTTTAAGAAAAAAGATGAACCTGTAGTCGCTGAAAAGCGAATTGACTACAAATACTCAGAGGATAGAATCCTCAAAGAAATGACAGAGTATATAGATAAAACCTATAACGCTCACTATTCCCACAACAAATTTCAAGCAACAGAATTCATCATGGACAGTGGCCATGGAGAAGGTTTCTGTATCGGTAATATTTTAAAGTATTCACAACGGTATGGAAAAAAAGATGGTAAGAACAGAAATGACTTGCTAAAGGTGATCCATTATGGTATAATGGCTCTACATAATCACGATACTCAGGAGAAAAATTGAAAATGAAACTTAGTAATGATACACGAGAGGTTCTAAAGAACTTTTCGACCATTAACCAGAATCTTATGGTAAAAAATGGTACTGCGATTGGAACAATGTCTGCGATGAAAAACATCGTTGCAAAGGCAACTGTTCCAGATACTTTCAATAATGAATTTGCAATCTATGACTTGAACGAGTTCTTGTCTGCATTGTCACTATTCAAAGACCCTACACTATCATTTGATGAGAAAAGTGTACGTCTTAATGAAGAAGGTGGTGGAAGCAATCTGACTTATATGTTCAGTGACCCATCTATCGTAACTGCACCAAAGACTGAAATTAGTATGCCCTCTGTTGATGTAGAGTTTACCTTTACACAGGATACGTTTAATCAAATCCTCAAGGCCTCTGCTGTTCTTGGTGTTCCAGATGTGGTTCTTACTGGAACTGCTGGTGGTGATATTAAACTAACTGTTACTGACAGAAAGAATGATACATCAAACGATTTCAGCATTGCAGTTGGTGACAACTCACCTTCAGACTTTACTTACTTCTTTAAGGT